AATGCTAGAACAATTAGAGCATCAAAATCTACATCAGGTTCTTCAACCTCAGCTAACCCAACTGCATCAAGATTAACACAAGTATCCGATAGAGATAGACATTTATTCCATTTTGGAACTGAAACAACTATTGGCGATCCTACAACTCAAGATCCAATGTTTATAAGATTTTCAAATCAAGAAGACTTAAATGATTATTCACCAACAGCTGTTAACACGGCAGGTACGTTTAGATTAGACAAAGGAAATAGAATCGTTGGAGCAGTATCAGGTAAAGACTATACTTTAGTATTAACTGATAGTTCTGCTTATGTAATTCAATTCGTTGGTCCACCATTTACATTTAGTGTAAGACAAGTTGGTACTAACTGTGGATTGATTGGTCAACACGCATTAAGTTATTCTGATGGTAAAGTATTTTGGATGTCAGGTGAGGGTGGATTTTTTGTATTTGATGGTACGGTTAAATCATTACCGTGTCTTGTTGAAGACTTTGTTTTTACAACAAATTCAAATAATTTAGGAATAAACTACGATGCAACAGATATAGTTTATGCAGAACATAATACTTTATATGGAGAAGTAAATTGGTTTTATCCAAAATCTGGAACTGATCAGATTAATAGATGTGTTACCTATAACTATGGAGAAAATGTTTGGACAACTTCATCATTAGCTAGAACTTCATATGTTGATACTGGAGTTTTTGATGTACCTTACGCAACAGAATATAATAAAACATCACTACCTGTATTTGCAAATATCTTAGGTATTACAAATAAATATGGAGCATCTATTTATTATGCTCATGAAGTTGGAACTGACCAAGTTAATAGCTCAGGCACAACTTCTATTAATGCGTTTATTGAATCTGGAGACTTTGATATTACAGCAGCTAGAACTAGACAAGGTCAAACAACAGGTATGGTTGATTACAGAGGAGATGGAGAGTTTTTTATGTCTGTAAAAAGATTTATACCTGATTTTAAAGTTCTTACAGGTAATTCAAAAATTACATTGCTGTTAAATGACTATCCAAATAACACTGCATCTAGCTCACCTCTTGGCCCATTTACAATTACTAATTCTACTGATAAGGTAGATACTAGAGCAAGAGGAAGATTATTATCAATAAAAATAGAAAATGATGGTACCGGTGAAACTTGGAGATATGGAACTTTAAGAGTCGATGCACAACCAGATGGTAGAAGATAATGGCTAAAGTAACAAATTATATACCTGAACCAAAACAAGAATATGATGTAGAAAATCAAAGACAGATACTAGAGTCTTTAACTACATTACAAAATCAATTAAACTTTTCTTTTCAACAAGACTTGAAAAATGAACAAGATGCGTTTAATTACTTTTTATCATGACAATAAGATATAAAAATCAAGGTTTCAAACAAGCTGATACAGCTAAAGCTACAGTGCTTACTTGTCCTAATAATGGAGCAATTATAATTAAAAGTATATATTGTGCTAACAATGATGCATCATCAGCTATTGTGGTAAATATGAATTTAGTTGATTCATCTGATTCAAGCACTGAGTATGAATTTTTTAGAGATGATGTAGCTGCTAAGTCACAAGTAAATGCTTCACCTCAAGGGTTGAATTTAGAAGCAGGAGATGCTATAACAGTGCAAGCAGCAACCGGCAGTAATAAAATACAAGGTGCCATAAGTTATGCTTTAATAGACAGATCACAAGAAAATGGATAAAGATATACCTAAAATAGATTGTGTAACTACAACAACATACAGAAATACCAAGACAGGAGAAGTATTTAAAAAGAAAGTAGAAGGACCTGATATTGTACAAGATGTTACAGTTCAAATTACTAACAAAGGTCTTGAAGTATTTCAGAAAGTAATGAATCAAAAAAATGATAAAGATAATAAATAACGTTTTAACTTTAGAAGATTGTTTTAATTTATATAATGGTTTAATAAATCAACATATTTGGAGTCTTAGTAGAACTTCAGAAAATACTATTGGAGGTTGTTTTCCAGGTGTTACTCTTATAGAAAAAGGTGAAACAGTTGTTAATCATCCTTATTGGATAGGTTATTTTAATTGTTTATTTGATAGAATTAATCAAAAATTAAATGAACAACATAATTTTTCATTAAAAAGAAATATAGATAGACTAGTTTTAAATGCTCAAAATAGTAATCATTATACAGAATTTCATCCTGACACGTTAGTAGAAAATACTTATAGTATTGTTGGATTTTTTACACCTCAATGGGCGGAAAATTGGGGAGGAGAATTAAATATAGAAGGAAAACTTATGAAATATAAACCAGGAGATTTTATTGTATTTGATTCACATAAACTTCATAAATCAGAAAAAATAAAATTAATACCATATTGGAGGACATCAATAAGCTATGTTATTAAAAAATCAAAAGCCTAGAGGCGGAACAGAACTACAATTTGAATATTTAAGAAAGCATGTAGAACCTAGCTTACTTAATCAAGTAGAAATTTGTACATCAGTTCCAGGTAAAGTACCCTTACATCCAACTAAGCTAAATATTCTTTGGCAAAAAAATTCTTGGGATCAACCTAATTTACATCCATGGTTTGAAGATAAATCAAATCATGATAAATATGATTGGTATATATTTAATTCTAATTGGAACTTTGAACAGTTTACAAAAAAATTTGATTTACCTAGAGAGAAATGTGTAGTTATTAAAAATGGTATTGAAGAAGTACAACCGGTTATAACACAATATAAAAAAGGTGATCCTATAAAAATAATACATCACTGTACACCTTGGAGAGGTTTATCTGTATTGTTAGGTGCAATGCAATTAGTTAAGAATCCATTAATTAGTTTAGATGTTTATTCTTCTTGTGAAGTATATGGAAAAGATTTTGCTGAAGCTAACGATGAATCATATAAAGCTTTGTATGAACAAGCAAGACAACTACCTAATGTAAATTATATTGGTTATAAACCAAATGAATATATTAAAGAAAATTTAAAAGATTATAGAATGTTTGTATACCCAAGTATTTGGGAAGAGACATCTTGTATATCATTATTAGAATCCATGTCAGCTGGTCTATATTGTATTACAACTAATTATGGTGCTATATATGAAACAGGTGCAGAGTTTCCAATGTATGTACCTTATTCAAATGATTATAAAAGTCTAGCTAAAAAGTTTGCTGCGGCTATAGAAGCTGCTGCTGGTATGCTTCATGATTCAGGCATCCAGGATCATTTAAAGATGCAACAAAATTATGTAAATAGATTTTATGACTGGGGAGTAAAAGGACAAGCATGGACAAGATTTTTAAGAGGAGCACTAAATGCAAAATAATGAACCAATATGGTTTTCTGAAAAAAAGAAAACAAACGTTAACGAAGATACTTACCAAACAGAAAAAATAGAACAGGTAGACTCAAACGTTAGAACTATTAATATAGGTAATATTATAGATAAGCCAAAAGCAAAGATAATGGTTTGTACTCCTTGTCATAGTGAAGTATCTATGCATTACACTCAAGCTGTATTAAAGTTTCAATTAGATTGTATGCAACAAGGTATACTAGTTAGTTTTACATTACTTAAATCATCTTTAGTTACACAAGGTAGAAATTTATGTGTAGCAGAATTTTTAAATCATAAAGACGATTATGATTATTTATTGTTTATAGACTCAGATATAGATTTTAATTCTAAAACTATATACAAAATGATTGGAGCAGATAAAGATATTATCTCGTGTCCCTATCCAATGAAGACATTTGATACAGATAAAATGTGGAGAAAAATGAAAGAAACTAATTTAGTCAAAACTCCTGATGATGTATTAAAAGCAGCTCATGTATTTCCAATTAAAATGGATAATGCAAATGAGATGACTATGGAAAATGGAGTCATAAAAGTAACTCATGCTCCTACAGGATGTATGTTAATTAAAAGAGAAGTCATAGAAAAAATGATTAAACATCATCCAGAATTAGAAATATATCAGCCTACAGTTATTAATGGTAAAGAAGTTAAAAAAGATAATATGTA